CCATTGCAATCTTTTAAGTTTGCCAAGTAATCCAAAATCGTGCGCCACAGAATGCGCCATGCACGCAAAGATTTGCGCAGCGACTGGTTCGGTCGAGTGAACAGATTGTCGACCGCAGCCACCGGTATGTCATAGAGCAAATAACAAAAAGCGACCGCGCATGGACCGGCGTCGTCCTCGACGATAAACCCGTGCGGACCCATGAACATCGGATCCAGTGCAATGCCTCGAGCTTGCGCCCAGGATCGAACCGTTTCAAAGTCGTCTGCGGTGTAAACTCGAATCGTCATTCGCCTTCCACCTCTAGCGTCAGGATGTAGCCAAGCAAGCCAAATGGCGACGGGTCGTTGTGGACGATAGCCACCTGGGAATAGTTGCGCCAATCCGCCTGGAAGTGCGACGGTTGCAGATCCTCGTCGGTGCGTCCGGTAAACACCGGCGCCGGCGATCTTGGGTATTCGATCGGTTGCGTGGCATTGGCTAGAGTGTCGCCATACGCCCCGCCATGACTGTTCTGCATCAGGAACGTGATGCGGTTCGGTCGCCATTTCCTTCCCTGACCCGTGCCGTCCCTGAGCATGACCTCGACGGGAAAGCCTTGAATCGTCGACTTGATCTGGAAACCAAATTGATAATTGCCCGCCAGGTTGGTGAAGTTCGGAAACACTGCGTTGTAGGGCGACACGTTGGGAACCGGATCGGATGGACCGGCGATGCTGAAGTTTGCACCGTTTTGGAATAGCCAAAGGGATCGACCAACGAACGGACCATGCACGCCTGTTGATGCTGTGGTGTTGGTTCCAGATTGGCTAGGATTGCCAACGACGACGCAATCCAAATGAACCGGGTCGAAACTCATGGCGCTGCCTGTGTCGTGGTTTGTATCCGACGCCAGTGCCGTGTTGATGTTGACGTCCATCTTTTCGATGAACCTGCCATATTGCGAATTCCCCAGCGAACGACGCACGACAAACCAGACCTGGTCGGACACTTCGTCGGTTGTCACGACATCTTCAAAGATGTCGCCAGCGTCTTCACCAGTCAGATGAATGCTCCATGCAGTGAGTTCCTGCGCACGGTCATAAAAGAACGAGAACAGTTGTCCGGCTTCGTTGACGACCCAAAGGCATGGGAACGGGTTGCGCATGAATGCCATGCGCTTCACAACGCCAAGCCTAGGGCCAAGGAAAATCGACAAGTCGGGTGCTGTGTATCCATCGGATTGGAAGTTGTAGGCAAATTCCAACAGTTTTTTGCCGCAGTTCGGCGACCACAAAAGGGCTTCCTCGATGACGATGGGAGCAACATCGCCGCTGCCGTAATTCGTGCGCAGGCGTGCGCGGAAACTGCTCGGCTTGATGCTTGTTTCCTCGTCGCCACCGTCAATGGTCCACTCCTGCAGATTGGTGCCAACGACCAGCACTCGGTTGAAGGACTGCAGCCATTTGATTTCGTTGCGTTTCGTGGCGCCCAGTGTGATGTCCAAAGCATCGGTGTCCTGGGATCCGGTCAGGAAATTGTAAAAATCATCCGTCTGACTTGCCCAAATGCGAGCAGGTTGACCTCGAGTGCCACCGAACCACAGGCGCAGATCATGGAATGCCACTGCAGACGGGTAGCCTTGCGCAGCGCTAAACGCCGGCTTGCGGAAGCTGTTGGATGCAACGCCGATGACGTTGATCGGAGGCAACTGACTGCCAGGGATGATCAGTTCGCCTTTAACGTTTTTGGCATCGGTGTAGGTGTTGATCTTGAAGGGAAACGTCAGCAATGCGGTTGCCGGCTCAATGCGAATGCGTTTGGCGGTGCCGCCGCCGCTGGTCACATAACCGGACAAACGATAGTATGTGCCGGTGCTGCCTCCGTCGCCAGCGTATGAAATGTTGCCTTCATCGACATCAAGAATTTCCCACCGGCGAAGCTCTCGCCAAATGACACCGTCAGCAGATTCACTCAGAACAAGGGTCGAAATGGGCGCAAATCCTGTTTTCCAATTGGTTGAAACAGTGAACGCATTCTGCACAAAAATGGATTCCGTTGGACCCAGGTCGACGCTTGATCCGTTGATGATCATCTCGCGGAAATACTTTTCCACGCCGAACTGGATGCGCCAGATGGTGTCTTCGTCTTCGGCAGTGAACAGGCTTTCCGTTGCGACAAGCTTGAACGCGACATTGGACAAATCAAAGTCGCCGCCAGATACTTCCCAAAATTTAGCCCACAGCTGCGAAGTTCCTGGGCGATTGCCGCCGATCCAACCATAAGCACCCGATGTCGGTGTCGTGGATGTGTGACTGGTCGTGCATTTGTAAATGACGTTCCTGTATTTAACAAACGATGTTCCGGCTACATAGATCGTCGAACTTGCCCACGCTGGAATGTTGGCCGAACTGGTGCCTGGATTCCAGACTGTCAAATAATTGGTTCCGGTCACGGGCGCAGTTGTTGATCCAGAAGTGTGCGCGGAATAGCAGGTGTAAAGTTTACCATCGGTGCCGATGACTCTAGATCCTACGACGTAAGACGTTGCAGTTACCAAGTCGTTGTAATCATATTGAACCTGCACATTTGTCAGTGTTTCGTTGACATCGAGCGCAGGAGCAAAGTCAAACGGAACGAGTTCGAATCGATATTTAAATCGACATGTGCTTCCAGCATTGTCCAGCTGCCCATCTCGAGCGATCATCCGATACGGTGGCGCATCTGGATGAACGAAAAAAACAATGTCATTAATTTGAATGCTGCGCAGCTTGTCTGTGCCGTATGTCGTCCATTCTATGGGGATGGGAATTTGAATTGGATTACTAACCAGACCTTGATCCACTGTTGCGTCACCTGCAATGACACTAAGATTTGCCGACCATTTTGATGAATCAAACGATCCAGAACTTGTGTGATCTTCGATGCAATAATAAATGGTCGTTTCGTCGTCAATGGCATCGTAAATGCCAACAATGTCGCCAATGACGTAAGCTGTCGAAGTTGCCCATGCCATCAAAGTTACCGAATCAAATTGAAGCGGGCGCATCTTTTGATTTACGCCGATCTCAAAAACAATGCTTTCGGTGACAGTTACAGTTCCCCCAGAAGCAGGATCGAATCCAGTGGCTCTGATGGACACCAACCGAGTTAGGTCGGACGCATCTGATGTTGCTCGGCGCACAAACTGCGTGCCAGGACGCTTGAATACGCCACCATAAGGTGACACCAGCATGTTCTTCAGTTCCACGCAGCCCGACTTAAGCTTGTCGAGGTCGAAACGTCCGCTCATCTTGGGAGTCACCAGACCCCCGTTGAAGTTGCTGCTGAGAGTGTGGAATGCGCTCATGCGGTCTGAATAACACCGGAACGGGACTGGAGCAATTGCGAATCAGGGAAAGGCAACGTGCGTGGTTTCTTGCCCTCGCGTGAATCTCGAGTCTTAGCCATGGGTGCCAGCAATCCCTCATAGGACTGACGCAGCCCCGAAGACTGACCCGAAGGACCGGCGAGACTTTGCGCCATGTAGGATGCCAGCAGGAACGAGAATGCGTTGCAGAAATCCGCCGGCCACAGGTTCGGTTCTGCAGACAGGTCGTCGATGTAGGTGATGTTGACAGTTTCGCTGTTGCACAGGATGAACTCCTTCTCGACGCTGAAGTCGTCCGAGTCGTCTTTCAGCCCGCCAGACTCACCGTTGATCTTGAGCACGCGCAGGCAGCAATCTGGAAGAGCATGCTGGAATTCCCAGTCAAACATCGGCACCTTGACCCATTCGCCGGTTGCGCTGGTGTAGCCGGACACATAGACCGAATCGTCGAGGTCGAAGGCGTTGGCGCTGACCTTGGTGACATACCATGTCGCGTTTGCCGTGGTGGCGCCCTCGACGTTGCGCAGCAGGATGCGGTCACCGGTGACAAGCCCATGACCGTTGGACGTCACTCGAAATTCGCCGCTGCCGTTGTCTGCCAGCGCAGATCCTGACAACGAAGTAAATGCAATCGTCGACCGAGTGCGGGCGATGGCAAAGTTCCAGGGGTGCGACTTCAGCGCTTCCTTGGCTGCGGTGGCGAACCATTGCAAAGCAACGATAGCCTGGGGCGTCTGATCGGAGTCGACGTCTTTGATTTGCCGCCCGCCGAGATGAGTGATTGCCAGGTTGGCGATGTCAGTTTTTGTCATAAGTCATGCAAAAAGCCGGGAAGGTTTTGACACCCTCCCGGCTTGTTGGGGGTTGCAGGGCGGGCGCCGATTAGGCGAGGGTGTAGACCAGGTTCCAGGTCTGCGAGTGCGAGGCGCCGTTCGTGACGGTCGTCCAGGTCACATAGACCCAGGCGTCGTCGGTCAGCGTCACAGGGGTCAGCGCAGCGGCGCCAGCGGTAGCGCTGAAGGATTCCGAGCCAGCCGAGCCACCGAGGGCAAGGGCAGTCGCGTAACCGTCAGCATCGCCGGTGCCGTCGTCGTAGATGTAGCCAACAGTGCCGGTGCAGGCATCGCCAGCGTCACCGTGATCGACCGAGCAAAGCTGCGGCACGATGCGGGAACCCTTGGGAAGCTTCACCAGGTAAAGCGGATCCGCAGTCGCAGCCGTGTAGCCGGTCTTGCTGACGTTGACACAGTGCAGGTTGCCGCCATTGCTGGTCAGCGTGGGGCGATCGGCGCCGTTCAGAGCGGCATCGACCTGGGCTTGAGCGAAGGAAGTGTAGACAGTAGCCATGATGGGTGAGGGTAAAGATGAGGTTGAAGGTTGCCCTGGGGGTTTTACGCCCCAGGGCTATGAGGATCAGGCCGGGCTGCGGTCGCAATAGACGCGGACCACATACTGGTTCTGGCAGCGAACGGCGCCAAACATAGCAGTCGTGCGCAGCTGCAGCGAGTGCGTGCGGGTCGGCAGGACGTCCATGTAAGCCTTGAGGCCGTGCATGGAGAACTTCAGACCGGACTTGTGCCAAGCGAACACGCTGGTGACGTCGGTGCTGGTGTTGATCGGCAGACGCTCGGTGCGGATGAACTTGAAGCCGAGGAAGGTGTCAAGCTGACCCGAGGCAAGCGCACGGACGGTGTTGAAGTCGGCACTGGTGACTTCGGTCGTGCGGAGGAGATCCTGCACTTCCTGGGCCGTGACCGCGATGTAGCGATCGCCATCCGGCACTTCGTTTTCGTCCATGGTCTGCTTG